CCGGAATTAAGTAAAGGATATTACTCCTAAATAAGGTCTGACTAGATAAATCTAGGCCTAACTTACTAAATGGAGGGTCCAAGTTTACTTAAACTGGAACTCTAAACAGGATTCCGTTTCAATACCGGAAATTCGCGTTGCATTTGCAACTCGATATCAAATAGACTACGGCCGAACTGCATAGTTCGAGCTTTAGCTATATAGAGGTAGGGGTCTTGTTTTAATTGATTAGACAACTTTCTACCCAAGGTAGAATAGGAGAAAACTAAATTAATAGATGTTCTCTCATGAGTCTGTAACTTATCTAAATCTAGAACCGTTACAGTTTCAAGTTGTTTACCTAAATCAGTAGTGTAACCAAGATTTTTGTTCATTAAACGAAAAGTCTTGATGCTATTATAAATAGCAAAAGTTAGAGGATGTAAATCCATTTTAACTGTTCCCGAATCTGTAGCTACATTAGATGTAGCACTCGGATAGATCTCTTTAAACTTATTATAAAATAAGGAAAGATTTCTAACTACTGACATTGCCATTGAATTTACGACCCCTGATGAAGCTCTAATCCATTCTTGGGCTAGAATTATTTCATCAGTAGGAATGACATAGTCATTCTTAATAGTTGATTCTGCAAAGAATCTTCTAGTGGCCTCTACATCAAGTGACCGTAGATTTCTAAAAACTAAATTAAGTTCTTGGAATGTACGAGAGAAATATTTAATTTCTGAATGTGAGTAAAGTAACTTAGATTTGAGGATATCCCCAAATCTTCGAACAGTAACTCCAGGATAAGAATAAAATCCACAAGCTTCTGTATCATATGATACAAAAGATTTAGTTTCATTAGATCTTAACCAAGAAATTAAAGAAATCGCTAAATCAACACTTGATATGATTGATCTCGGTGCACGATTATTATAAATAAGATCTAAAATCTGACTATATAATAATTTAGGTTGGTTAATATTATTAACAAAACCTGCGATTGGAATGGGACTTATTTCAATACCATTTTTAAACCATCGTTTAGCAAACTCATAAGAGTGAGCAGAAACGTGAGATTTAGAAACAGAAATTTCAACTCCCAGATCATCCATTAAATCTTTATAAGATTGAGCAACTTTATCGTTATAAATAACAATATCATCACCTAATAATATATAATCCTTAAAAGGATATGTATTATTAAGATATGCAGCGTATTGAACCACCATATGGTGAGTTACGGTAAACATAGCCCAGGATGATCGAGCTCCCATAGGTTGACCAACTGAATAAGAAATCTTGTGAAATTCACAATCTTTCTCTCCAGGAACCATACCTATAAAAGGCTCTGCCACCATTAGATTTTTCCAACATTCCGCATAAAACGGACCTGCTATTGCAGTTAGCAATTGTTGCTGTAAAACAACTGGAAATCTATCGGTCGCTGCACTTAAATCAAGTGAATGATAATTATTTAAATTATCCTTATCTCCAATAAATGGATCTTGAGTGAATGTTCTGTCTTTTGGAATTAACCGAAGACAATTAAATAACCACTCAGATAGAGGATTAAAGGCCAGTTGTGATAAATAATCATAACAACCGACAATTCG